GCCTCTAACTGCGCAACTGCGTCTAATTGCAACAAAGATACAGCCTTTAAAGACTTATTTAACTCGGTAACTAGGGTTGGGAGAGCTTTGATTTCTTTTTCTAAAAGTTTAGCTTGATCAATTAAGGACCTAACTTCGGCTTGTTTTATTTTTACTAACTTTTTTAATCGAACTGCTTCTGATATTAAGTTTCCCAGCTTCCTTTTTTTTGTAAGCTGATCCTTTTTTTTTAAATAGGCAAGAACTACATTAAAAAACTTTGCCTTAGCTGCCTCAGCATTTATATATCCCGCAGGTCCAATAGCAAATGGTGCTCCGGACAGTGAAGGAGCTGGAAGTGTTGGTGGTACATTTTGTGGTAAACCAGCTTTGATTGTGTCAACATAGTAGTTTGTAATTGCCATGGCTAAGTCGCGAGAACTGGCTAATTTACCTTGATCTATATCAGCTGTTAGCGGTAAAACAAACGTTGCATTGAAGTTTAATGGCATAGACTAGCTTATAGATGTTAGGGTGTTCTGCTCTGAAGAAGGCCCAGAACCTAGCGCGATTGGATCATCTTGAGGTATGCCACCAGTTAAGCCTACTGTTTGATCTTCCACAACAGAACTGTAAGTCACTACACGACGAAAGTCAAAAGCTATATTATTATAGTTAAAATCTAACACATCCGCATGCTTTAGAAACCGTCCTAATATTTGCTCTTTTGATTCGTCTGATCTAAACCTTCGTTGTAAACTTTCCCGGCCTTCCCACAATAAGCCAACATCTAAATAGATAACAAAGCCGTAATTAAAACTATTGTTTAACAGCCATTGATATATATCTGGGTACTTAAATAAGTTGGTAGGTGAGGGAATTACCAATCGTCCTGTACGCCTTGGATCTTGCTTAGGTAGAGAGGGAACTGGATATATTACTTGTGATGTCGGAGAAATTGATCCTAATCGTCTAGTATTTGCTTCAAAATAATCATAGGGATTGGATAGTGGTGGATAAAAATCGGTATTTGTTGAATAATCAATGACTGTTCTTACTTCCTCGTATTTACCACTACTAACAAGTTGATTTATTGTCAAATCTGGATATAATTTTTGCTTGTCCTTGTGCCGCTGCCTTAGTTCATCAACTATCTCGTGCTCTGATTTATAACTTTGGTGAACACTTATGTCCATACCCTTGAGCCTTTTTAAATCCTCTGCCAATCTTGAAAAATTTGCATAGACTTCGTCCACAATGTGGGCACTATTTATTCTCAGTAAGTTGCGTAGTAAATTAGCCATCTTTTTCTTTTTAAAAAATCCAAGTTCTTGGATCCTTGTTTCCTATTAACGCTTGAACATGTCCTGTACCTGCTAATTTGTTCCAAGTGCTTTCAGGTAGATTATCATGTAAAAATATATATTTACTTGTGGCCCAAGCAACAGCTTTAGCCGGAGCATCGTCACCAGCTTTTATCTTTAGCCCAATATCCGGAATATCTACACTATGACCCCACGGCTTTACTTCATGACCATACCAAGCATCTGAAGCAAGCAATCCTTGACCAAATTCGTCCGGACTTTTATTTTTCCAGTATTTTGCTATATGACGATATGTCCAGTCCCTTGCCCAAGCACCGTTAGTACCATAACCATAACTCATATTCATACAAACTACCCACCACCCATAGTTTAAATTATCCCAATCAGCTTCAGTCCAATTTAACCCAGCTTTTTGTGTAGCTTTAAGAACGGCCTGCTTTGTATCTTTATAAGTTTCATAAGTAATTCTGGACTTTAATTCAAATGTAGCATCAGCTATTGTAATAAGGTTTGCTTCGTAAACGTTTTCTTTCCATTTTCCACCACTTGGACTGTTGGATTTTCGTGAAGTAGAAGCGTGATACATATATTTTAATTGCGATCCACTCAAAGGTAGTTTTGACACTGGATCCACTGCTCCATCATTGATAGCCTTCCCCCTATCGTCTAGATATATTTGCTCAAGCCACGGTTTTGGTTTACTATAGGCATCTTGAAAAGAGAGATAAGGTTTTTTTGGTGGTCCAGGCCTGATATCTAATTTTACTGGTCGATGAATTATTTTATTGTTTAAATTAATTATCCAATCAGGTAAAGAAGCTAAATGAATTCTTCCACTACCGTGACCTATTCGCCAATTGTTTACATCCCACATGGCTTCGGATATGAACCCTTCAGTAGATTTTTTAAGCCATATAGCTAGGTTAACAGCTTTAGCAAACTTATCTTGAGGACTTAAGTTATCATTATTCCCCACAGGAGGCTGGTTACAGGTTGGTAGATTAGGATCATTCCCACCTAACTGATCTATATTTGGCAAATTCAATGGTACGTCACCTCCTTCAACAAATATTGCTTCCTCGTCAGTACTTTCTGTAACACCAAACTCTTGGGGTGGAAGCATTTCTAACGACTCTGTGTCAATACTTAACTGGAAGCTAGACTGCTGATTAGAACCAGTTGGTTGAGCTAATAAATTCCCAGTTGACATTGCTATTCAAGTTGAGGTTCAGTATTACCATCTGGAGTTATCTCAATAACAGATATTGGATCTATAAGCACAGAAGACTGGCCAGGTGGTAGTGGTAAGGCAGTGATGCTGCACACCATTGCAGGTTGAGGCTGCTCCTGTGCAGTAGAGACTTCTGTTTCTTGTGGTATTTCTGCTATAGAATTTCCCGTCACTTGCGTAGATTTTAATTGGCTAGACTCAGTCGTACTTTCCGCTACACCTTTTTCATAACTCACACCATCTACATACACGTTGGTACTAAGTATTTCTGGAAGACGATCCTTAACCTGAGTTAGTTTGTCTATAGTTTCTTGTGTAATCGAGTTGATGATCGCAAACAAAAAGTCATCAAGCAACTTCTCCAACTTTTTACCCAATACCACTGGTTCATAGCCACTGGCGTCATATGTAATTTCTTCTTTAAATGATGTTTGTATTGTTCGACCTTTGTTTGGTACTCCTAAATATAGACCTTCTTCACCAAATAAGGTAACAGTTTGATTGCTCTCTATATTAACAGAACCAACCCCTGATTCTATTGAAACACCTGCACCACCAAAGAGCATTAAATAATCTTCTCTGGTATTAAGCACTATACGATCGCTACTGAGTAGCACCTGAGGGCCAATAAAATTGTTAATTTTTTGGTTGCCCGAAACTAACACGTTTAATGCCTGATTAGTAGATGGTTCATCTTCTAAATCCAAACTTGTTTTCCAAGTGCGTGATTTTGGTGCACCAGAAAGTACCATGCTAATTCTTTGATTAGAACACAAATATATAGAAGAATCGTCAGCATTTATATCCTCAACTGTAAAGGACTCAGAAACGTTAAATGCATAATCGTTTGATACACGTAAAAGCATTATAGGATCCCCTGAATTACCGGATCTAGCTTGTGACCATGGAGAATTACTGGTAGCCGAAGTAGACCCTAGTCTTATCGTATTGCCGGAGCTTCCTTGAAGTAAATAGTCTCCTTGGTAAGGTCTTAACTGTTTGTATATCTTTAGAGTCTCTTTTCCTTGAAAATCAAACGTTGTATAAGAAGCTGGATCTTGTAGCTTATACATAAATCTGTTCGCAGTCACCTCTTCGTTAGGATAATTTCCAGCAGATATAACGTTTGATCCCATGTAAGGCAGCACATTGTAAGTTACATTGTGCGTTGTACTTAGAGTCGCACCATAATAGTAGGTAGGTGCAGCTATATTTTCAAATCCAGGCTGAGTTTCGTCACTCAAACCAGAGTGTATAAGAATTTGATCGCCCGGATCAGGAACCTTAAATAGATTTCTGTCAGCAGGATATGCGACATTTGTATCATTCTCTCTATTCTCTATACTAGCTTCGTTGTGCAACGAAATTTGATCTTGACCACCGTAGCTACGGAAACGGATCTTTCCAAGATTTTTTGGATCGTTTTCGTACAGTGGATGCCTTTCATCCAGACAAACATCAAGCACAACACCTACAAAAGTGGATCTACCAACATTACCTCCTCTACCACCCATACTAGAAACTGCACCTGCGCTAGTAGTTTGGATGGTATTGCGTAAAGTTGGTGTTACATTTATCGGTCTCATTTGCTTTTATCTAGAAGATCTTGAGCTTCAGACAATAACTGCTTTCTTTCAGCATCTGAAAGTCCTAACTCCTCGGTTTTTCCTTTATCAGACACAACTAGTAACCGTTGAATAATTGCTGTAAGCCTTACCAGATTATCATCATTTTTAACAGAAATTTCAAGATACTCCTTAATTAAGGGAACCATCATTGAAGCATCTGTCATGTTTCGAATTAGAGGCTTAAGCTGATCAATCAAAGTGTTTATTTGATTTTCCTTTTTCTTTGTGTTATTATACACGTCTCTCAGCAGATCAGAAAAGGATTTATCGTCAAACAATATTGAATCTTTGTCCATACGAAGACTTTTCTATAAATAGCTATTTTTTAAAAATCTATTTTGCTTTTGCTTGTGGTGCGTTTTCAATTTCCTCAATCAGCTCTATAATCTTCTTAGACTGTACACCAGCTAGCCAAGCTTCACGATTGGTATAGTAACCTAGTTCGTGAAGCTTTTGAGGATCTGTTGTTTTGGGATCAAAACTAAAAGCATCAAAATTTGCACCACCACTAACCACACTCCAACATTGAGCGTCTTGGCGCAAGAATTTTAGAAGCTTATCTTTATTGACAACAACTAACATTAGTAATTTTTATTAGCAGGTAGATATCCTAACTCCAAATAATCCATATACATACTCCTATACTTATCCTTCATGATTCTAATACCCTTTGTCACTTGCTGAGTACTGGCATCCGTCATTTCTCTAATGTATATATAAAGTGCTTTCTTGTTAAAGATTTCTATATTTTCACGCTTGCGAAACAACTCTAGTATTGCACTAACTACCAATCGTTCATTCCTTTTTGGAAACGATTCTTCTACATGCTCATCCCAGTAGTTAACAAACAAATCCATAAAAGTAGGTAAGTAATCTGTAGGCTCAGGAACATCAGCTAACTCGTTTTCAAAGCCACTGAGACTGTCTTGCTGGTCTACTCGATCGTGAGCTGTCAGTTTTTTGTAGTTACTTTTATTTCTTAGAATACAAAAGTTTTTAGCTACTATGCTAAAATAACTAAACGCCTTCCCGTTACTAGCTTTAAACTTGGGAAGGCGTTCAACTAAAAAGGAAACAACCTCATGCTGAGATTGTTCCATAGACTGATCGTCTGTATAATAAAATTTAAAAGTGTGAGTTATGTTCTCTACAAGCTTTTCAAATGCAGCTTTTATTTCCTGAGAATATATTAAACTTCTCTCAGCTGGATCACTAGATGCATTGTATCGAATAATGGCCTGATCTACTTCAGGTCCAAAATACAATCGTTTTGTTTTAGGCTTTCTTGTCTTTTTCGGTTTCGTCTGCTGTGTTGACATACTTTGAAATAAAGTCGTGTATTTCATCTATACACTGGTCTAAGTTTTTAAATATAACTCCAACCTCATCATCAGCTTGAAAGGCTCCTAGCCGATCAATTTCTTTCATTCGTGTTTGTATGTTTCGAACTTTGAAGTACATAGCTCCTACAAATCTTACATAAGCTTCACAATAGGCTGTGACTTGATTGAGTTTCCTTTCATTAATATACAATAAATAACCTAGTAATCCCACAAGTAGTGCGAGTATGATGCAAACTATAATCATTTGAATAATCCGTTAAATACGTTCATTAAATCGTCTTTTTGGTCTTGAGAAAGATTCTCGGGTATGACAGCTTTTTTAGCAGCTGGCTTTGAAACTGGAGCAGAGCTTGTAGTTTGGTTTGTTGCCCACTTCTCATACTCTATCCTAGCTGCCATATGGTCAGCATGGTGCAGAATAATGGGTAGATTAGTTCTTAACTTTGATTCTTTTGCGTGAGATATATAGTATGGTTTGTTAGCATCTTCATACAATCCATCATGCAATTTAATTCCTAAGTACTCATTGAAGGATACTACAATCCCTCGAGCTTGCAAAAGAAACAAGCTCCGATCAGGAACTGTCATAAATGGATTTTCTGTGTTATGCTTGTAGATCTTGCCTTGGTTTTTACGATGCCATTCTGAATCATTAAGTTGGTATTGCTCAGCCTCTTCAGTACCTATTTTACCAAGATCGTGATTGATAGCTGCAAATACTAATTCCTCTACGGTGTGGTCTTCTACTGCACCACTTGCTAACCAAAGCTTACGTATATTGAGCGCACATTCAACAACACGATTAACATGATCTACATAACCACCTGCGAATGTGTTGTGATGATGATCTACACTAGCAGCCGGCATCAGCATTATTCGTTCCATATGATCAATATATAGCTTTTTTAGCTTCTCCTTTCGCTCTCCAGTAATATAGAGATCGATGGTTTCTAAAAGCTTCTGATAGTTTTGTTCTAATTGTTCTGCTGTGAGGTTCATACGCTTCGTTGTAATTTATTAATTTGTGTTTGTAACTTTTTCTGATAGGTCTTACGTTTTTCGTTTTTGAGAGCCTTTTTTAGTTTATTCAGCTTACTCAAAGTTTCTTGCTTTTCCTGAGCTCGTTGTGCTTTACTTTTCTTGGTGGCAGGAGCTTTAATCTCAACGGTAGTAGGTTCGAGTGTACCTGCTAATTCAGGTTGTTCAATACCTTTGTGATAAACTTTACCGTCTTTATGGACATACACTTTCATAAAGCGCCATCCTCGAGGAAACTCAGATTTCTTCTTTCGGTTCGGAATGTCAGCTGACATACCTTCTTTGAGGCAGTCCCAACAAACTACAGCGACACTATTACCGTCGCATTTTTCTACAGTAGCTCCACAAGCGCTACAATCTAAACTTTTGGACATAGGGGTTGCATTTGTTTGATAACTATAAACAAAAAAAATTAAACAGACAACTTTTTAATTTGTAGTAGCTGGAGGAATATGCATCCTCATGTCAGTTAGTACTGCGTGCACTACCTTGCCAGAGATTTTATGCTTCTGTCTATATAATGGCAGGTTTCCGTATATGTTGTACGCATACATAATCATATCATCAATAAGCTTTCTATTTTTTGAATACGCAAATGTAATATGATCAATCTGCAAATAGTTAATGATGTTTTTCTCATCAGTTGGAACTGTTGATACCATCTCTTCATATAGGCTATAAACCTGTAGATAAAAAGCGTACTCAGCTGCTCGCACATTCTTATCAAAGATGTAAGTGTAGTCGCTCTCGGATACAAGCTGACTTAGGCTAGTTTCACGAGCATGCTTGAGCTCGAGCATGGCGTTGGCTAAAAAGCGAGATCTGACTAAATCGCTAAAGCAACTCATGGCTTATCGTTTTAATTTACGTACTGGCTTTGCTGCAGTCTTGGCTGCTTCTATAGATTCTTGTAATGCAGCCACTCTAGCTTCAAGTTCTTGGATCCTTGTAATAGAATCCTCAGCAAACCGTTGAGTAGCTTTAAATTTAAGCTCTGAATTATGCTTTTGATTATACAATCGTATGTTGTAGTAGGCTAAAATAGCTACAGCAGCTGTAAGTAATCCTGAAATGGAAATGGCAATTGGGTTCATAATTAACATTTATTATCCGAAATTTTTCTCAGAAAATCAACAGTTATTGCATTATTTTCCTTGTCCAACATTCGGCTTTTTATAATTTTTTGAGTTTTTGTTTTGAGACGTTCTTGATTTAGCGTGAACACCAGGTCTACTGACCTTGGGCTTCTCGATTCTAGTTGTGGTGGGTTGTGCTTTTGCGGCCATATTTTTTCTATAAATAGTCAAATAAAAGGGAAAGCTGAGCCTAAGCCCAGCCTCCCTATTGGCCTAAAACAACCCCACAATTAGATTTTAGGTGCTGCAGCTGTGTCCACAGTGCTAGGCTGCATTACACAAGTATCCACTTTACAAGTGTCTACTTTGCATGAGTCAGCATTAGTAGTAGCTGAATCGGTACCAGATGACTGGCAAGAAGCTACAAACATTGTGATTGACAGAGCTGCGATTGCGATAACTGTTTTCATTTGTTTAATTTGTTATTGGTTAATACTTAAATATAGAAATATAATTCTTGTGATGCAACTTTTTTATTTATTGTTTCTGATAAGACAAACATAATAAAATAAGTAGTTAACTACAACACCAAACATAATTCTTTTCATAGGCGGTCAACTATTTATATGTGTACCTAGCTTTGTTCGTTCAATGAAACGACTATTTGTTTTCTTTCTGCTTTTATTACCATTAATTGGCTACACTCAGTGTGCTGGCAATCAAACCTTCACACTTAACCCTGCTCCTCCTGCAGGAGGATACTTACCTGGAACTACTGTGACTGTGTGTTACACAATGACGGGTTGGAATGGTTGGAATGTTTCTTCTAATTGGTTAGAAGGGTTTGATATTAATCTAGGTCCAGGTTGGACAAACCTAACTCCTATGGCTCCTCCACAAAACTGTGCTCAATCGGCAGGTGGTACTTGGTTATGGATGAATGTTGTAAATACAAGTCAAGGTCCTGTTGGCCCAGGTTGGTTTTTTGAAATCAATCAAGGAGGTCCAGTTGACGGTAATCCAGCAAATGATTGGGGTGACTATGGAACTAATTGCGTTTGGTCTTTCTGCTTTCAAGTAACTACAGCTCAAGGTTGTACTCCACTCAACTTACTAATACAAGTAACAGCAGGTGCTGATGGTGATTGGGGAAGTTGGGGTATGAATGCATGCCCAACAAATCCTTTTAACATTTACAATGGTAATATAAACGCAACTCTTCCAAATATATCAAACATCAGTCACAATTAATTTATGAAAAAGTTATTAGCTCTTTTTATTTTCGCTACTGCAAATTTAGTAGCTGAGAATTTACTTCGTATCGAACTTCAAGGCAATGGCTTTGTTGACGAAACAGTAGTTTACTTTGATCCTGGGTCTTCAGATAATTTTGTCAACACTGAAGATGCTGTAAAGTTATTTTCCTCAGCTCCCGGAGTTCCAAGTATCTACACTATTGAAAATTCGCAGTGCTTGAGTATTAATGTTAAAAACGAACTTAATGCTGATAAAATTGTAGCCTTAGGAATAAAAAGTCAAGCAGCTACATCATATTCAATTACAGCAGCTGATTTTGATTCTTTTGAACCCTCATCAAATATTTTTCTTCAAGATGTCCAAGAAGGATTACTTATTGATTTGAAATCGTCCAATTCTTATCAGTTTAATTTACCTGTAGGCGATATACAAAACAGATTTAATTTGCTTTTCAATCCAGCAGTTAAACTTTATTCTACTGTCCTAGATTGTGCCAACCAAGGAACTATTGAAATCGAATATCCTTCCAATCATCTTGCAAATATAGTACTGAAGGATGAAAATAATGTAACTGTAACCTCATTAACTGGCTTTAATGGGTTTACTACTATAGGTCCAGTTGCTTCAGGAAACTATATTGCAAACATTTTAACAATAGGCGGAACCGATGTAGATTATGTTACTGTTTCACTTGGATATTCTGTTGATGTTTACCTTAACGCATCTTCAACCTTCGTACCAGCTGGTGATCCAGTCATAATATATGCTTCTGTTGTTAATGGTACTAACCATAATTGGGATTTTGGCGATGGAACAACTATCAGTTCTACACCCTTAGTTAATTTCGTATACACTTATAACACCCCAGGAACTTACACCGTTAAATTAAACTCAAGTAATGGAATTTGCACGGATGAAGATTCTATTTCCATTGAAGTTGTAAACACTACTGGATTTTTAGCTTCAAATAAACCTGGGCATGTGGAAATGTTTCTTGGAAGGCAGTCAGTATTACTAAGCTTTGCTGGTGCTTCGAGTGCAAGAGGTGATGTAAAGATTTACGATATGGCTGGTCGTCTTGTTAAGATAATCAGAGATGTTCCGTTTACAGGATCGTACTCAATTGATCTTTCTGACGTTGCTACAGGCAATTACATTATTACCATTGGCGATGAGCTGACACGAATGATATTTACTACGAACTGATGACCAAAAAGAAAAAGAAAAAATTAAAAAAAGCATTTATTCAATGCCTTATACAATTAAAAAAATTAACAAAAAAAGTACCTCCAAAATATTGGAATAAACAATTTTGATATGAGAACAATCTTCCTACTCGCACTTTTGATCCCAAACCTCATCTGGGCTCAGCTATCAACAATTAATCCTGATACAGTTTGCTATCAATCAAATGGCTCAATATACGAAGTGGTACCAACTGCTGGGTTAATCTACACCTGGACCATAACTCCTCCTGGTATTATTACCGGTGGACAAGGCACCAATCAAATTCAAGTTGACTGGTCCAATGCCAATCCTGGTTTGATAGCTGGAGCAGTGCAAGTACAAGCTTCTACAAACAACGGATGTTTAAGTCCAATACAGACTCTTGACGTTTTTGTTTATAATGTAGTGTTTAATCTAACTCCAATAGCCGACTTGTGTGAGTACTCAAATTGTGTTCCATTACAAGCAACACCTGTTGGAGGAACTTGGTCAGGTGTTGGTGTTGTAAATAGTGATTTTTGTCCAACAACTAGTGGTGACGGTACCTTTATGGTAATGTATGAGTATTCGGATGGAGGTTGTTTTTTCACGGATGTAATGCAAGTAACGGTAGTGCCTCAACCAATTTTACTACCTATACAGCATAACTAAAACTACTACTATTTATACTAAATAAAATTCATGAAAGAAATTATTCAAGAACTAGGAATCAACATTGGTATTTCGGTAGCCGGATTGTTTGGTGCGCTGATTATGGTTGGTCGTTCCGCAGCAATTCAATGGAAAACAACTATGTTTTCTATCGTAACTGGTGTTGCAAGTGCTAACTATCTTACTCCAATTGTGGTAGATCTGGCACGTGTAGATACAAAATACCAAATGTCAGTAGGTTTTGTTTTAGGTTTTCTAGGTCTAAAAGGAGTAGAAATAATAAGTAACAAGTTTATAAACACAAAAAACAATGGAAGCAATACAAATAATTAATGCAATTGCTAATTTAATTACAACAATCGGTATTACGGCATTTATGATTTTTGTCTATGGCCAGTCAAGCAAAATGTATTCTTTGACCTGGTTTGAGAGAAACTCCATCAAAATAGCCTTAGCAGTGACTGCTTGTGGTTCTCTATTTAATCTTTTAACTTTTAGAACTGCTCCTTTATCTGAGATAGCTTTAAATGTTGGATTGGCTATGGTGTTTGCTTGGGGTGCTTTTTTCCACTTTAAGTACTTTGTAAAAAAGTCATGAGAATTTTTGTCTTTCTGATTTTCTTAGTTACAAACTTGTATGGACAAAACCAAACAATTGAGTTTTGTGACGATAGCTTAAAAACCTTTACTTATCTTAGCATTGGTACTCCAAATTGTACCTATCACTGGTCTGTGTATCAGGATGATCGACTAATACAAACTAGTAATCTAGATCATGTTGATGTGCAGTATAGAAAGGAAGGTGAGTACCGGATTGAAGCTTATATTGAAAACACTTTATGCGTATCAGATACAAGAATCTTCAATGTTTTAGTAATTCCTTGTAGAGAACCAATCTTATTGATTCCAACAGCGTTTACTCCAAATGGAGATGACTTAAATGACGTTCTTTATGTAAGAGGCTCCTATGTTGAAGAGGTGAACATTGAGATTTACAATCGGTGGGGAAACTTGCTATTTCAATCAAACAGTTTTGCAAAAGGTTGGGACGGAGCTAACTCAGCTACAGATGTTTATGTCTGTAAAGTGACTTACAAAGACATTCGTGGAATACACGGTGTGCAGTGTAGCGCTATTACTCTGTATCGTTAATCTCCTTCTTCGTCAAAGATATTAAAGCGCTTTTTGCCTTTTCGCTTCTCTTCTCTTAGCTTTCTGGTTTCACCGACTCTGGTCTTGAATCGACCGTCATAGTAACCTTGTTCTAGAGCGTCTTCGCGATTTCTGGCTTTTCTGTGCTTATATAGATCATTTTTCATAAAAACCTAAATAGTTCAAAGCAATGTAAATTGAAGGCTCGTTTGGTTCAATTTGTAGGTTGTGCACTCTTTTGAGCCAATCAGCTACTTCCTGATAAGTTGGAGCCCATACAGCTTCGCTGTGTAGCTCAGCTTGACACATAAATAAAAACTTATTATAAATGTTGTAATAAACCTGAGCTGGTTGTGTATATCCTGCCTTATGTAAGGCCTGCGCCAGCGAAAAGGATACAGTATTGACTACTTTCATGGGTTGTGTGTGCCTATAAATAGTCTATAAGTCCGCTTAATTAGACGATCCTGTATTATCTTTTTTGTTCCTAATTTCGTCGATTAGGATCTGCATAGACCCAAGAATGGCACCCATAGAGGCAAAGAACCAAAACCGATCGGTTTGGATATTGATAACAGCGACAATCCAAAAAATACAACTTTGGAATGATGCGTGATTGTTATGAAGGAATTGTACTTACTTGCAACAGGTTTTAAATTAAGATAAGCTTTGTGAAAAGCATCATGTATGTTCATCTTATTAATCTTAATATAGTGGTCAGCTAGTTGCATAACCTGCTTGTAGATTCCATCGCGATGAGCTTTCATTAACAACTCTTCAGTGATCTCTTCGTTTGACATACTATAATACATTTTGCAAGTATTTAGAGAGTGATTTAGGATCAATTTTGAAAGTTGCAACTGCTTCACGAACCTGCTCAAGTACTTCCTCTTTTGATAACCCAATCCAATCTAAAACGTAGGGTTTAACATTATCTAAAGATAAATATGATTGTAACAAATCATTAACAAGATGGTTGCAAACATAATTTTTAGCATCCTGTATATATTCTTCGTTGACGATTCCATACTGCTCCTTAGCACGCCTTATTGCCCATTTCTCAGCGTTGTACTCAGAAAGATAAGTAAAGAGCCTAGGTCCAGTACTTATGTGACCTATTTCGTGCAATCCTACTAAGAAACTCCATTCACAATCTGGAACTGGAACAACAACTTGTCGAGTGTGAAAAAAGGCTTCATACTCACAACTATCGGGATTCCACTTGACCCATTTTCTTACTCTAGTGTTTGTAAGTTTTAACTGCTCACGCAGCTCAATTATGTACTTAGCTTGTTTACGCAATGTTGTAACTTTTCTTAAACAATACTAAGAAAAAATGTAATTTACAACTCATCAGACTCTTCCAAGTCGCCAAAGCTTTCCTCTGCAGTTATAAAAGATAATGATGTTAATCTTCCTTAGGAGAACTTTCCCCAGTTGAGGCTGAGGGCTTACCTCTAAACAAATTAATAATGAACTTGAAGAAAGCTACACTAGCACCCAAGTAGGCAAGCAAACGAGCAACTTCAAGAACGATGGGTGGTAAGTGCATTTCAAATAAATTTGTTTCAAATACGTTGCCGAGTGTAACAAAGCCTAAGCATTTTAAAAATGCCTCGCCTGGTCTAGCTGCGAGGTCAATGTTTGTTGGGTCAAAGTTGAACTGCATTGGCCTTTATTGTATTACTAGAAACACATAGATGTTTCGGCATTGTTATTTTTGGTAATAAATAGGTCTTTTTTTGTATGGCTACCATTTTTTCTCCAAAAAGCATAAAAATATTTTCACGTGAAAATCAACCAGTTAGGTTGGTTGATTATCAGGTAGTTACAAACTTAAATAAACACTATTAGCCGCATTTTTTTCCCCAAAATGACCCCTGAT